TATTTATATATTCCTAGTATAAATCCTTCGATTATCTTCAGAGAAAAAATCTTAGATGGTTCTTCAATTCCATAAAGATATACTCCTTTAGCTTTCTTTTCGTTTATTATTTTTATTTTTGGGTCCATAATTTTTTATAATACTTTCGCAATTCGATAAATGTACGAAAACTAATCCTGAATAATCAATCAATTTATTTGATTCCATATCTCTTATATAGAGACGATATTTTAAACGCTTAGTTTCATCCATTACTTTGTTTTGTAATAATATATTTTTCATAGAATTCTTCAAGATATTTAAGTTTAGTAAATTGACCTGGTACAGTATAATTTTCAATTTCATATATATAATATGATATATCATATTTATATAATTTAGTATGCACTCTTTTATTTCGTATTTTCATAATCTTTAAAAATTATCATAATGTATAGAATCAGCAATATCCATGCTATGAATACTTATAAGCTTATGGATATTTGACATGTTAACACGTTTTAAAACATTATATTCAAACCATTGAAAATTAATCTCACCCCAATCAGTCATGAGATAGTCAGGAATTATGCATATTAAAGTTTTATTTATATATACTTCTGCATAAGTATAAATAGAATCACTAGATTCTTTTATTATTTTGTATCTTATCATGTTTTATAAAATTTTCACATTCATTAAAACTATCAAATACACTTATCAATGCATATTCTTTAACTCTAACCCATTTAATATCGTATCCTAAAATATTAAGAGTGTAATGATCTATTATATGAACATTAATTGCAATAATAACATCTTTATTAATATAATAAGCTAGAGTAGGACTCATTTCTCCTACTTTTAAATACTTGGTAGTTATACAATATTTTCTTTTTTTATGTATTTTCATAGTTTCTAATTTTAAATTTATTATAATGTAAATATTTTTTGCAATTCCATATTATAGTTTCAATATGTATAAAGTCATCTTGTACATTACCTCCAAATATTTCATAATTATCTCCTATTAATATTAACATAATAATTTTTATAGTTATTAGAATTTTTACATGTCTTTAATATAATATTCAGCATTTTTAAAACTTATGTAACTTTTTACAAAAGCTTTCTTAATATGCTTTTTCTTGTCATTAAACTTTACATTTAACTCATATAGTCTGAAATTATATGTAAAAGGAAAACCTGTAAGACCATAACGAGCTTTTCTGAAATCTGCTTCAAGTATGTGTTTTTTTGTATATTTTCTATATTTTTTCATGTTATATAAATATTTCTACATAAGGAATATATACCATATCTCTAATGACAAAAGTGCCATCTTCTCTTTTTAAATCATAATAGCATCTTATATTATTTTTACATTTTATTATTGTATATTTCATAAATAATTTATTATTTTACTATTTATAATTTGTTGTTCTAATACTGATAGCATATAATTTCCCTGCATTAAATTTCTATGTATTAGATAATGACCTATTAGAACATAAGTGTGGTAATTATTACTATCTATACGCGGATCTTTTATATGAAAAAAATAACCTGGTATTGGGAGATCCCACTCTGGCTTTTTATGATTTTGAAATACTATTTTCATATTTCATGAATATTTAGTTAATATCATAAGACTATGCTCTAAAGATTGAAGATGCGTAGAATTTCTATGATGTTCTGCATATCCTGTATGAATAACGGTTACTATCAATCTATATACATTATTATTTAATGTGATTTTATATTTATACATAATTTATTAATTCAAATAAAAAACCCCCAGTCATGGCTGAGGGTTTAACTGTAACGGTCCTAAAGTCCTTGTCCATGACCAAGGCGGTTTATTTAGTATATTGAAGTCTGTATAAAGTAATAGCAAGTAATTCGCTGATATCATCTAACAAGTTATGTATCCAAGCATCTTTAAAAAAATTCTTAGATTCAATGATTATAGCATATAGTTTCTTTGTATACTCTATAGGATCCTCAACTCTTGACAAAGTTATATCAATTTTAGGAGCATAATAAAGACCTGAGTAGCCCTGTATCAATCTGTCTATATAAGAAGATATACTGTTATGAGTTTCTTTCAATACTAAATTAGTACTCAAACGTAAGTCTTTCTGATATAAAGCAGCCTGATGATATACATCTCTAGCCTCAAATAATATCCCAAAAAATCTACTAACATTAGTAGTCATTCCTAATTCTACTAAATTATCCATTCTAGTCATGAGCTTCTTCATTTACTGAACAAGCATTACAATACTCCTCTAAAAGATCCTCTTGACCTTCAAAGAAAGATTGTCTGATGGTCTTACCACATTTAGAGCATAATACCATTCCTTCTTCAATTCTTTTCATTTGTTTCTGTTTTTAATTCATAATTAAATCCTATCTTATTACAACGTTTATCATCTATAATAAGTTCATCTCTTACGAAGACATTTCTTCTGAATTCTCCTCCCATAAAGTAACTTATTTCATAGCTGATTGCTTCATATCTAATAATGATTCCTACTATTATTCCTTCTACATTAGCACCATGTTTAATGATTACATTAGTACCACACTTATACACCGTCCTCTCTGTTATCTCCTGATCCATGTAATGTGTTTGTGGTTCTTCTTTTAATTAATTTTTCATAGTTAGCTAGCATAATTTCTGATAAACCCATGTCTAATTCATTTGCTAACGCTGTACAATACCAAATAACATCTCCCAATTCTTTTTTTACAGACTCTTTAAATTCATCAGAATATTCTTTTGTTTGTAGATAATCTGTATCTCTTACTAATTTTTTAATCTTTTCTGAAACTTCTCCAGCTTCACCCATTAATCCTAATGCACAATACATTAATCCTACTGATTTAGGATATACTGCAGTGTGTGCAATAATCTGTTCATATTCTATTATATTCATAAATCAATTGTTTTCCTGTGGTTTATTAATTAGATCTAATAAGTTAGTATCAGCTTTAGTTTCTAGTCCTAATTCTTTTAACTTATCTATTTGCATTTGCATCATTGCTTTATCTATGAGCTTTTTCATTCTATTTTTTGCTTGTTCATATCTGTCAACTCTTTCAGATATTTTCTTTTTGTGATTCTTTCTTACTCTGCTCTTGGGCATATGCTTCTTGTTTAAAGGTTTCTATTGCTAATTGTTTTGTTTCTTTATTGTCAGATCTCAACATTTCAAATAACATTGACGCATTCTCACTTTTTAATTCTATAGAATGCCTATACATAAAAGGTATATTCATAGATACTCCTTCAGTTTGGTATATACTTGAATATACTGTTCCAGCTACAATTGTTAAATGATCTTTTTTACGAGATCCTATTAAATAATAAATATAATGTTCAAATACATCCATCTTATCCCTCTTTGACCTTTTGTTTAAAGATTTCGAAAGCTAAGTGTCTAGTGTCTATATCTTCTGAATTCATCATTACACATAATCTTTCAAATTCTTCATCTGTTAAATATACATATTCTTCTTCTAATACTGGTACAGCTTTGCTTGTTTCAAGTGCATATAAAAGATCTTGATTACAAAACATTATGTTATATTTATGATACTTCTTCATAATTATCTAGTTACTATTGAAATTTTTTCAATCTCATCTTTTAAATAGTTTAATTTATACATTTGATTATAATGGTGAAAACTTAGATTCCTGACAGTGTATCCAAACTGTTCCATCATCCAAGCATAATAACTAATCTGCAGATTATAATGTACATAGTTACAATCTTGTAAATGACTTAAAGGTGACTTCATTCTTTGACCTTTAAACCCCTTAGTTTTTATCTGCTTATTAGTATTATGGGTCTTAATAAGACTGTGTCCTGCTAAATAAGTATGATCTTCAGATTCTACGGCTAAACATTTTGTTGGTACAGTATCTATTTTAGATATGTTTTTTACATATCTATATTTAGAATACTTATCATCTTTAATATTATAATCTTTATTTCTGACTAAAAAAGGATTTTCAATACTTGAAAAACATACATCATATGTTGGAATATTTTTCTTACCAAATCCTGAAGTTTTACTATTTATCAATGTTGGTTTAAATCCTAATGAAGAAATCAGCATCATTGCTGCATTAGCTTGCCATTCTTTAGTAGTACTCATAATACATCTCTTTCTAGTTCTATGATAAAAACCATCTCCGTCCATAAGCCCTCTTAGTAAATCTAATCTTTGTGTATGGGAAGATCTTAGATATATTTCAGGAATATGTTTATTTCCAAGAATACCTAATTCAGAAAGTTTTCCTCTTATTCCAAATATAGTCCTAGATTCTGCTTTTCCAAATTTGATATTATGATTACTACTAGTTTTATAACCTCGTCTTTCAATTTCATCCCAAATATCATTATTTACACAAGTTATAGTTCCACATGAACGATTACCATCTGCTAACCATAATCCTAATACATATGGATCAATTGGAAGATCTATGTCCTCTGTTTTTAAACTTTCACATTTTATTCTTATAACTTCTCCATTCTGAAATCTATTAAACATTTCATCGGTGGTAATTTCGTCATTAGTATAATCACCTTTGTTATTCCTTTTTGTTACTACCCATCTATGTTCATGATCTGCAATAAGTTCATCATTTGTATCAAATAATATCTTGTAACAAGGATTATAATGTATTTCTGATACATGTTGTACTCTAGTTGCTACTCCATTTCCATCAAATATAATATCTCCCACAATTATGTCCTCCATATTTTTCCAACCAAATATAGTAGCTATAGGAGTATTCAATGCTAAACCTTTCCAATCATCGACATCTACATATCTAATATCATTAATAGTTTCAATAAATACCTTATCTGCTTGTCCAGCTACTCTAACTTTATCATTCCAAAGTATTAGTTCTGGATAATAACCATCTTCTAATTCATATAAGTTAGTTATCAAAGAACCTTTATCTTCTCCAGAATGCTTTGTCGTATTTACTTTAAATTTTTCCTTTGTAAAAGGATTTATTTCATAACCTCTCTTATAACTATCATTCTCTTTTATTTCGTGATAGAAATTCCCCTTATTTATACTTTTATTAGTCTCATTATCCCAGTTATCTAAAATTTCAAGTACTTTTAAGGCTAATTCTTTCTCATCTACTAAAGTACTAGCATACAATATAAAATCTTGTTTACTAACATCCCAACCCTTTTTGACATCTTTAAAATTAGGTATTAATGCTTCTAATGCCTTGTAAGTACTCCAATGTTCCTTATTGAACTCATTCTTATAGTTAGTAATCTTTTTACTAACAGATGTGTATATTATATCCCCTTGGGAATATTTATGGTCTTTTTTACTAAATAGTATATTCATAACTTACTTTTTAGAGTTATGTAATATATCTAGTAAATTTTCTACATTATAAGATAGTAGAATTTGTTTACCCAAAGCAACAGCATCTTGGTCTGAAGAGTGCAATATTTCATGTAAATGAAATGCATCAGTTTCAGGTAGTTTACCATTTAGAGTAAGTTTTAATAAGAATGTCTCAAAACTGTGAATATGAGCATCTAAAATAGTATATTTTTCTAAAAACTTTGGAGAGAGTGATTTATCTATAAAATTGGATATAGACAAGCATATATCTATAGAATTCTTTTCTTGAAATAGGTAATTATACAGAAGATTATATGATCTATGTACTTCATAATTATTCTGTGCTTGGTCACTATACATATTAAAACTACCAGTACTTCCAGTAATCCCAGGAACCCATTTAGGTCCAGTAGGAGTCCAAGCAGAATTCCAAATCTGTGATACTGTACTATTAGAAGGAAAGCAAGTTCCATTTGTACAACCAGTTCCTGAAGGACAATTAGAAGATGAGCCGCATTTAGCCTTTATAATGGCCTGTCTTTGTTGGTTAAGATTAGTCATGTTTATTCTTTTATGGTTTAATAATAAACCATAAAGATACTACGTATATTTTTAATATACAATTAATTAATTAATTGTTTTAAAAAAAATAACATAATATCTTTACACCATGAAATCTAATAGAGAAAAGCCTATAAAGGATTTTAAGTTTAGTTCATTAGAGGAATACCTATCTAGGTACATAGATCTATTCTCTCTCTTATATATACCAGAAGAATCCTGGTTAAGGGATAGAGAGAAGGATTACTTCATAGAATGTGTGAAGTTAAATAGTGAAGGTAAGAACCTCCTTGGTAAGGAGGTAAAGAGGAAGTTAGAAGATGAATTGGGGTTTATTTCTAGACAATATAGGTTATTATTAAAGAATAAGGGATGGATAATTCAAACCAAAGACGGTATTCAAATATTGCCAGCTTTTGATTTTAAAGGGGAAATTCCACAAAATATGTTATTTAAATTTAGAATATCATGCTAGCAGCAAGGCTTAACAGAGAAATTGATCTCTTCCTGAAAGAAAATGGTGAAGAACCTAAGTTTATAGTACTTAACCCAGGTACTTATGGAGAATTGGCATATGAAGAAGGTATTAATTCAGGGATGAAGGAAGATGATGCTTTGTTAAATGACATATTTGAATATAATTTTATCACAATAGCAGTAACAACTAAACCAGGATTTAAAGATTTTGAACTTAGATAAGGAACTAGAGGCTATTGTAAATAAAGTATCTAATAAGAACCTTGTGAAACCCAAGGATCTAGTAAATGCTCTTGAACAACTATATAAAGATATATATGTTAAAATGAGCTCTAATGACAAAGTTGATGTTATGATACATAATTTTGGAACTTTTGAGTTAGATTCTAGGAATGTAAATAGGGCTATATATAATACAGAAGCTGCTTTGTTAGAAAATCCTGGTGATCCCAACTTACTAGAGAGAAGAGAGTATCTTGAAAAAATTAGAGAAAAAGTAACTAAAAATAAACATACAAGAAATGATAATAGGCGCAAACAGTCCAAAAAAAGAAGATAAGCTAGATTATATTAATCTAGAAGCTAATCCTTCTCCTGAACAATTAGAAAATTCATTTTTAGATTGGGTAAAGGATAAATCTTATTTCAAGAACTACTCTAAGGTAAATCTGATTAAACCTGGTGCAGTACTTCTAAGGTTATATCGTTATGAGGAAATTAATACCTCTATTCTAAACATAGATGGTGAACCTCTTAAGATGGTAAAAATCTTACCTTATTTAAGAGTTATTAAATCTTATAATGAAGATAATGGAACATTAGGACCACATTTAAAAGCTGGAGATATTATTTATGGTCCAGATCTTTTAACTTCTATTTCTACTAATCCTACATGGTTACAGTGGAGTAAGATCATGAAAGATGAAAGACCAATTCCAGAAGGATTGCCAGAACCTGAGAAAATTACAGGTCTTTTATTAGAATGGAGAAAAACTTCCAGATTTTGTGTTAATAAGCTTAATCCTACTGAAGACGATAATTATACATTTATTAGACAAGAAACTGAATTTTACGTAAAGTATCTATAATGAAAATAGAAAATGTTAAATCTTTAATAGAAACTCTCAAGGAGTACAGAGATGATAGTGAAGTACTAGTCATGGACTATAAGAAAATGCTAGATACTTTTGATCTAGATGAAGGAATGTCTTTTCCTGAAAATCATGGAGGTATTCTTGTTTATCAAGATGATGAATTGCAATTAGCAGCTCTTATTCCTGAAGTAGAAGTTACAGATATGGAAGAAGAGGGTGAAGAAGAGGAGGAAGACGATGAGGATTAAAGATATATTTTCACCAGCTAGATGGAAATCATTTTCTACATATCTTCTAAGAAAGAGTTTAACAAAATTAGAAGGTGAAAATGCTCTAGTATATGAAGAAGTTCATATCATAGAACAGTATATGTTCAGATTTATGAAATGTCAAGATTGTCTTTTAGCAGGAAAATGTAAACACTGTCAATGTGAATTACCAGCAAAAATGTGGGTAAGGCATGATAGTTGTTCATTAGGTAAATGGGGAGAATTTATGGACAAAGATGCTTGGGAAAGTTTTAAAAAACAATTTAATATAGAATTTAAAGTAGAAATTAATGGTAAACTTTATTCAGCAAACAGTTGACTTAGGAACAATATTACCAAATAGTAAAACAGTAGTGGTATTTCCATTTGAGGGAGATAAAGAAATGTTAGTAGATGTTATCCCTTCTTGTGGATGTACCGCTAATTGTAAAATTAAAGATGGTTATATTGAAGCAGAATTTACAGAGTCTGATGATAATGTCAGAAAAAACGTAAAAGATTTAGAAACAAAATTTCCTTCAGGACTTTGGCCAATACACAAAACCCTCACAGTGTATTATAACGATGGAAAGGATCTGAAAATTACTAATGAAAATGGTTTAGTTTTCAATCCAGAGAAAAAAAGAGAGACTCTCACCTTTATGGCTAAAGTTAAATATAAAGGGGAATAAGTCTCGTTCCCCTTTAATTTTATAATTATGAAACTTATAAAAAAATACATCTCTGAAGGAGATATTGGTGTTAATTTTTCAGACATAGTTCTAGAAATGGATGAATATCCAGAAGAACCTAATGTATGTTGTAAAATAGAAACTGGCAACTTTAAGTATGATCTCATGTATATAGGTAATAAAACTTTCAAATTATTATCTGTAAATGATGACTATTCCAAGGTTCTTAAAAAGAATGATTTAAAAAAAGGATTAGAAGTAATTCAATATGAATGTAAAAGTGATCAAAAAAAATAAGGACAAGAATTGCAATGAATGTGATAACCTTGTTCCAGATCAGGAATATTTTTTTAAAATGGATAAAAAACCATCCTTAAATTCCAGAATCTGGTTTTGGAAAGCTGATAACATAGGGTACTATACAGACATCATTATAAAGATAAATGGTAACTGTCATTATTCAAGAGCTTCAAAATACTACATAGATGAGATTTCCGAATGAAGATACTGAGAGATTAATAAATGAAATTTTAAATAATCCTAGATTATTATTCTCAGATAATTTGGATAATGTACAAGCTTTTTTGAATATACATAGTGATCTAAATGGGTTAAATAATATGTTAAAAGTTTTTACTGAAGCAGAATGGTATGAAGGATGTGTATTAATTAAGAAAAAAATAGATGAACAAGTTAATAATAGGGATTAGTATATTTTTATTTATAGTATGTCTTGGAATGGGATACTTCCTATATAAGGAGATAACTAAACCTAAACCAGAGGCAATACTTCCTAAATATGAATTGATAATGACAAAACTAGATTATTTAGATTCTTTATTATCAGCAGATAATACTAGGATAACTAATTTAGTAAACCAATCAGAAACTTTCAAAAACAAATATGCAAGTTATTTACAAATTAAGAATACTCCTGTTCCTATCATTCATGACACTTCTGAGTTACTCAGGAACCTGTCAGAGTTTACAGAAGAAAGATGATCTTCCTCCAATTGTAGTAACTTCTAAAACAGATGGTTTATGGTATGATTTTCATCAGAGAAGAGTAAATAACCTAAATAAAAAGTTTAAATTATTTCAAGCTCAAGAAGATGCATTACTAGAAGCATGGAAATTAAATCAGCAGATATCAGAAGCTAAAATACAATCAGACTTAAATATATTAACATTACAAAAAGAAAAAGATAATATACAGACTAAATTTAATTCTCAAACCTTTTATATACAGTCTCTAGAAAGTAAACTTAAAGAATGCTCTTCAAATTTAAATTCTCAAGAAAGTTATTCTTTATTACTTGAACAATCTTATAAAAGGGCTAAAAGAGAAAAATGGATAATAGGAGGAGGTGCAGCAGCCTCTATTATTTTATACTTTATTGCCAAAAATAACTAAAATGATACTTGGAATTATAGCCACAGATGTGAAATTTTATACAGTAAGAACTATTAAAATAAATTTATATTTTAAAAAATTTACTTTTTATATATTTTCAATATGTTTTAAAGATGGTAAAAGACTTTGGTTTACTATGAAAAGTAAAGCTAGAGTTGATAATTTAATCCAACAAATAGTTAATCCAGGGTTAGATAGAAGAAGTTTATTAAATAAGTTTGATACAAGTATTTAATGAGTTTTGTAACAGGTAATCCAGAACATGATTTTTTTGAACAAAATGTTGAATTAAAAACTATTTCAACATTTAGTAATTTGCTAAAAGATTATTCTAAATCTGAAGCATCTAAAATTATGTGGAGTATATATCTGATGGAAGATCCTAATTCTAAGTTATATAGGATTCCAAAAGAAGATAGATTAAGAGAAATCAAATCTTCTTATTATCCAGAATTTGATACTAAAGTATTCAAAGAACATATTGCTTTATATACTAGGTATAACTTATCTAAGGAAGAATCTTTATTTAAAATCCAGATAGACAAGTTAGAAGAAGTGACTGCATATCTAAAAGAGTTAGAAGTAGAAGATGATTCTGATCTTAAGAAGATATTAGATATAAACAGTAAGTTAGGTAAAATGTGGGAGAATATTGAGAAGGCTAAAAAAAGAATGTTAGAATCTCAAGAGAAAACTATAATTAGGGCTGGAGCTAAGGAATCTGCCAGAGAAAAGCGCAAACGATGAAACTACAATTAGAATTTTTACCATTTCTTACTGACGGTGCTTTCTTTTTAGGAATTAGTGGAGGTAAAGTTGCTGTAAGTGGAGTAGCAGTAGATGAATTTACTTTTGAACCTTTAGAGGGGGCTTCTGAACAAGTTATAGGGGAATGCTTTACTTTGAGTATTGGATTGTTCTTTGTATCAATTGATTTATTTTTACATATGAAATTTTATGGCAGTACAGAAGATCAAAAGTAAAAAATTTGGAATAGGAGATGTTGTATGGTATAATATCCCAGAAAACTCAGAACCTGGAATTGTCATTGAATGTATATATTATTCTTCCATAGATACTTGGAAATATGAAGTATCTTTTGGTTTAGAGTATTCTAGTATTTTATGCACTGAAATAGAATTATCAGAAACAAAAGTTTTAGTATGAGTCCCTTAGAACAAAAATGGTTAGATTTGGAAAAAGAGTTACAAGAAGAAACAGATTTTATTAGGAAGTTGGAAATCAGAGATGAAATCTTAGATATTAAAAGACAACTTAATTTATTAAAACCAATAGACAGTGATTATGAGTGTGAAGGATGCGGATCTTAAAGCTCAGATTTTAAAAGATTTAGAAGAATTATATGAGGTTGCTTATTCATGCATTTGTCATTGTACAAATAATGTAGATAACAAATGTCCTTGTGCTACTAAAAAAACTCAGGAATCTATTAGTTTACTTTTAAAAACAAAGAGAGATTTAGAAAGAAAGTATGAGCTTTAAAGCTGTAAAGCTATTCCCAGATATTTATGATATTAAACCATTTATAAATAGAGAACATCCAATATTACATCCAGATAGTATTGATTATTCTAACTATTGGGAAAAAGAAGAAATAAAATGTTTAGAAGGCTTTTGGGGATTAGATAAAGCTGATAATAAGGGAGGGTGGCGATATATGCCCCCTTCCTTATATTTTTATATAAACTATTGTATAATAGCTGATGAAGATGAAAGGGGTAAGACCACTAGGATGATTAACCCTGATCTTAGAGATATAGATTGGTTAATACATTATGGATGGTTAACTGCTTTAGGTTTCTCAGGATTTCAAGGTGATGAAGAATATACATGTAACAGATTAGTTTATAAAATTGAAAACAATATAAAATTAACTCCTCAAGAAGAAGTCAGACTAAAGAGTTTGGAGTTCTTAAAAAAGGAGGATGGAGAATATAAAAAATATATAGAATCTAAAGAATATCTGTACAAGACATTTTCTAATCCTTTAGGTAAACCTATATACGATAATGATGCTAAAAACTTTTTCTTGTTAACTTCCCGTGCTACAGGAAAGTCTTATAGTGTATCAGGAATTCTTGCACAAACTTTCAATTTTTATGGTAAGAAATATTATGATGAAAGTTATTTAGATAATCCAGCTGCTGCAGAATTACTTGTAGGATCTTCTCAGACTTCTAAGTCAAATGAATTAATAAAGAAGTTTCTTACAATCCAGGAACATTTAAAGACAGGGCCTGGTGCATGGGGTAAAGGAGATGAATTTATACCTGGTTATTTTTATAATAACTGTACAGGTAAAACTGGACCAAATAATACAGATTCCCCATATAGACATGAATATAGAGCTCAAGAAGGAAAGATCTGGTTAAACAAAGGTACTGGTACAAAGTTGATACATGTTGCTTACGCTGATAACGCAGAAGCTGCAGTAGGTACTAGGCCTCAGATTATGGTGGTAGAAGAGTGTGGATTATCCTCAGATTTATTGAAAATACATGCTGCTAATGAAACATGTATGATTAGAAAGAATAAATTTGGATCTGCTTTATATTTAGGTTGCGTATGCAAAGGTTCTAAAGTATGGACAAACTCAGGAGAGTTTAAAAACATAGAAGATCTTAAAGTAGAAGATGGTATATTATCTCATGATTCAGAAACTGGTTTATTAAAACAAGATATTGAAGAAAGAAATGGTAGGGAGTTAACAGAGTGTTACAAAATAACTACTAATTCTGGTAGGGTTCTAAATTGTTCATATGATCATCCTATATATACTAAAAAAAGAAGACCCAATGGTTTATTAAGAAAAGACTTTGAATTTTTTGAAACTCAAATGTTATTTCCAGGGGATGTAATTGGAGTTATAGATAAAGTTGATATTTGGTCAGATAAAAGGATGTTTGATCCTTATTTAGTAGGAATGTTAATGTCTGATGGTACTTATGGTAATGGGCAAATGCCTAAAATTATGAATTCAGACGAAGAAGTATGGAATTATATTCATTCTAATCATAAAACAAAAGTACAAGAAGAACCTAAACTTACTAAAACTAGTAAAATATTAAGAAAAGAAAGAATATTAGAAGTAATCCCTGAGTTAAGGAATTTAGGGATAATGGGTCAAACCAAGTTAGATAAAAGATTACCAGAAAATATTCAATCTTATTCAAAAGAGGATGTTTGTAAATTAATAGCAGGACTATTTGATGGAGATGGTTGTATATATTTTAATGAAAAAACTAAATACTCAACTATAAAGTATACTTCAATAAGTAGATTATTAGTATATGATTTATTCTATCTATTAAATAAATTAGGAATACATTCTAAAATAAGAATAGAAGAGCCAAGAAAGACAAAAATTGCTAATGGTAAATACCAAACTTACAATCTCTATATTAAGGATAAATTAAGCTTAATAAGATTTTATGAAAATATTAATTTATTAGTAAAACACAAACAAGAGAAGTTAGATAAAATTTATCATAATACTAAAGACAATTATAGGACTAAACAGAATTACGATAAAGTAAAAAATTTAAGATTTGAAACTATTGTTGCTGTAGAAAATATAGGTGATCAAGAAGTATATAATTTAAAAGCTTTTGGTAATCATTGTTATTTAGCTAATGGTATTCAAACACATAATACAGGTGGTAACATAGATAAGATTAATGATTCTAAGATTATATTTGAAGATCCAGAAACATATGATTTTGTACCTTATCCTGATTTATGGGAAAACAGATCTAGACCTATAGGATGCTTTATTCCTGCTTATTATAGTAATAACGTATTTAAAGATCATAATGGTAATACAAATATAGAAGCAGCTTTAGAGCAGGAGTTACTAGAAAGAAAAAGAAAAGAACAAGCATCTAACTCTATGGCATTAGATGGGTATATGATGGCAAGACCATTAGTGCCTTCTGAGATGTTTTTATCATCTACTTCTAATTTATTCCCAACAGCTAAATTAAGACAAAGAGAAGCTGAAATAGAAACTAAAAATTTATTTGATATATATGCTTCTATAGGGGATTTAGAATGGGATGATGTAGATAAGAAATCTGTTAGGTGGAAAGAGGATTTAGGGCCTAGGCGTAAATCAAGACCTATTCAACATATGAATCTTGATCAATATAAAGCAAATCTAAATTCTGCAATTGTAGTATATGAACATCCTCCTGATAATATTCCTAATCCAACATATAGAAGATCTCTTTATAAAGTAGTTTATGACCCTGTAAAAGATGATGGTGGAGGAACTTCATTAGCATCTATTTTAGTATATAAAGGTTTTGCAGAAGAGTCTTGGAATGCAGGTATGCAGGATACCATAGTTGCAGAGATGTTATGTAGATATGATAAAGTAGATGACATACATGAAGTGGCTATCAAACTTGCTACTTATTATAACTCAATGATACTAGTAGAAAATAACTTACCTGGATTTATAAATTATTGTAAAATGAATGGTTTTGTACATAAATTACAAATCTGTCCATATGAAGCAATAAAGAAAGGTGGTATAAATTACGCTCATAAATATGAGTATGGAGTAACAATGACAAGACCCTTATCTATACATTGTGAACAATTAATAAGACAAATGTTATTAGAGCCTTGGAAAAAGTTAGATGATGGTGTCTTGTTATTAGGTTTAGATAAATTATATTCTTTAAGAATAATTAGAGAATTACAATCATATGATAGAGATGGTAACTATGACCATGTATCTTCTTTGAAGTTATTGGTACTTTGGTTATCACAAGAAAGAGATGTTGAAATCAAAGAAGATGATAAAAAAGAAGACCCTTATAATGACTTAAACAATTTTTTTAAAACACGTGTGAGAACTGTACATCCCCAAAAAAACAACTGGTATGCTTAACAATGACATATTTTCAAATTCCTATATTTTTAATCAACGCATTTCTTGGGATAAAAAGAAAGCAAATGATTTTGAATGGGCAGAAAAATGCGCAGAATACATAGATAATATGTATTCACCTCTTAATGATAAAGATCGTTCTGAGAGGTTAAACATGAATTATCAACTATATAATGGACATGGAGAAGAAGCAATGAAATCTTTTCATGGGGAAGATCATTCTGAACTTTTAGAAGAAGGTATTACTGCAGGATATGAAGGTATTCAACATCATCCTATCATTGATCAGATTGCCAAAGCTTTAGTAGGAGAACAGCAATTAAGACCTTTTACTCCCATAGCATTTGATTCTTCAGGTTATAGTATAAATGATAGAAAAGCTAAAAGACTCTCTCTTCTACAAGAGAGCATACATCAAAGAGTAATAGCTCCTTTACAAGAGCAAGTTACTCAACAGTATATGATGGAGAATAAAATAGAGGATCCTTACAAATTATCTCCAGAACAACAACAGCAAATGCAAGTAGACATTGGAGATAAGATTGAATCTATGACTCCAAAAGAGATTAATAGTTATATGCGTAAAGATTATAAATCTCCATCTGAAGCTCAAGCTCAAAAATTAATAGATTTCTTATCAGATTACTTAGATATTAAATATGTTACAGATGAAGGTTTTAAACATGCTATAATTACAGGAGAAGAAATATATAGGGTAGGTATTAGACATAATATGCCTTTTATAGAATTAGTTAATCCAATGGGTTTTTATCATTTGGGAAGACCTAATTCTATGTTTATTGAAGAAGGTGTTGCTGCTAAGTATGAGCAGTATGTAATGTATTCAGATATCTACAATTGGCATGGGGATGAAATAGGTAAGAAAAAAGACATAAAAAAGAAATTAGATTACTATGCTTCTCAAGGAATAATGAATCCTATGCAGCAAGTAATAGATTACCAAATATATTCTAATCCTACATATTTAGAAACTGCACCTCAAGTACAAACTCAAGAAGGCCAAGAATTTTTAAGAAACTTATTAGGTGGTGGTTCATCAGCAGTTAAGTCTGGAGATATCAGACATGTGCACATCACTTGGAAAGCTTTAAGAAGATTAAAGCAAATAAAAAGAATAGATCCAAAAACCAAAGAAAAAACTTCTTTTTGGGTTGATGAATCTTATCAGTTTAATCCTTTAAATGGTGATATAAAAGAATATGAAGCTTGGGTTCCAGAAGTTTGGGAATGTGAAAGAATTGGAAGTGGAGCAGATTCTATCTATTTAAATAAAAGACCTGTACCTTATCAATATAAATCTTTAAGTAATCCTTGGGATACTAAGTTACCTTATATAGGAGCTCAATACTCAAAGTTAATGGGTAATTCAAAAAATGTTGCTCCAATGGATTTAGGTAAACCTTGGCAATATAAGTTTAATGTACAGTTAGCAAAAATCCATGAATTAGAAGCTACTGACATGGGTAAGGTGTTTTTAACTTCTTTCCATGCAAAACCTAAAAATTGGTCTTGGCAGAAATTTATTTTAATGGCCAAGTATGGAAAGATAATTCCTATTGATCTACAACAAGAAGGAGTAACTCCAGCAGATGCTCAGATCTTTAAATCTCTGGATTTATCTACAATATCAGACTTAGCTGGAAAACTACAATACTTAGAGTTCATAAAGAACCAGGTTGCATTATCAATGAGTTATAATCCTTCCAGGTTAGGTATGCAGCAATCTTCTGTCAGTGTTACTAATAACCAGCAGAATATAATGCAATCTTCTTATCAAACTTATGATCTATTTAATACTCATAATAAAGTAGTAGAAAATTTAATGAATGTTCTTATAAATGTTGCTAGAGTAGCGTTTAAAGATAATCCACCTATCAAGACTTATGTCCTTGATGATATGTCAGTAGCAGAATTAGATATTGATTGGGAAATGTTATGGAGATCTGAATTAGCTATAAAAGTCAGAAATTCTTCTCAAGATTTTGAAAACATTCTTCAAGTAAGACAGCAAGCACAATCCATGATCCAAAATGGTCTTATCTCATTTCCTGAACTTATTAGATTACAATGGGCTAAGTCTGGTGCAGATATAATGAATATTGCAGAAGGTGCTGAAGAAAGAATGAAGCAACAGCAAGCAGAACAGCAACAAGCTCAACAAGAGCAGATGCAGCAACAAGCAGAAATTCAACAACAGCTTCAGAAAATGCAACAAGACTTTGAATTATTAAAACAGGCTAATGAGTTAATGTCCAGAGAAAAGCAAGCAGAAATTGAAAGTACAAGGTTTGCTAGACAAGAAGATATTAATCTAAATCAATTAGATGATGAATATGAAAAAGAACAAATGAAGATAGAAGCTGATCTATTTAAGTTTAATAAAGAGATGGAAGTTAAAATGCTAGAGATTGAACTTAAATATAGTGATATGGATGAAAAATCTAAATTAGAATTTGAAAAATTGAAAACACAAAAAGAAATTGAATTTAAAAAACTATTAGAGCAATCTAAGACTAAAGACAAAGAAATTGAAGTAAAAAGAATAGCAGCAAGAAAAAAGTCAGTTTCTAAGTAAAACTTTTAGCTATATGCTGCGAAAGTTTATTTTTATGAAAATAGTATATTTATTTTAAACAAAAACAAATTATTTATAACTTTAACCCAGATTTTATGACAGGAGGAAATAATGTCTCTGAATTTGAAGTACCAGTAGGATTTAAAATCAATATTGGAGAGATTCAGGAAGAACAGTACAAAGAAGAAAGTTACCCAGAAGAGGAGTATCTTGAAGAAGATTTAGACAAACAAGAAGATAATTCTGAAATTCCAGCAGCAGAGAATGCTGAAGATGATGATGATCCTTCAGATAAGGATGATGATGAAAAGGAAACAAATGAATATTCTGATTATTCAGATAGTGCACTTATTGCAATAGCTGAAATAAGAGAAGGTTTATTTGAAGGATTGGAAGAAAAAGATATCCCAAAAGATCTAGATCCCTTGAAGCTTAGAGAGTTATATAGAAAATCTAATGAGATTATTCTAAAACAAACTACTCAAGAACTTGCTTCAAGAGCAGGAGAAGCTGCTAAATACGTTGAATTCTTAATTGAAGGAGGAGATCCAAATGCTGTTAAACATGCACTTGAGTTCCAAGATTTATTAACACTAGACCCTTCAAAAGAAGAAGATCAAAAAACTCTTCTTTCAGAAGACTTAAGACGTAGAGGTATAGAAGAAGATGAGATTCAAGACTTAGTTGAAAATATCTTAGATAAAGGTAAAGGTAAACAAAAAGCAGAATCTGTACTTTCTAATTTCAAGAAAGCTCAAGATAATATTCTTGATTCTTATAAAGAAGAACAAGAAAGGTTAAGACTTGAAGCTCAAGAAACATATCAAGAAACAGTAGAGACTGTTCAAGAAATTATAAATAAAGGAGAAGTAAATGGTATCAAATTAAGTAAAAAAGATCAGAAAGATCTTTATGATGCTATTTTTACTCCTACAGAAATTGTAGAAGTACCAAACCCACAGACTGGAAAACTTCAGAAGATTAGAGCATCTAAGATTCAAGTTTTACAGAATGAGTTAAATAATGATTATGAGAAAATGATTTCTTTTTATCATTGGTTACTCAAAGGTGGTAAGTTTGACTTTGTAAAAGAGCAAGCTAAAGAAGAAGAACAAGATACATTAAGATCTCTTCTTCAAGGTAGACGTACTTCTCCTAACAGAAATAAAACTGAGAAATCATCATTAGATAATCTAATCAAAGATTTAAGAAGAACTTAGATCTAATCATTAAAAAAAATTATGAGACCTTTAGTAAGTAAATTTAAAGTACATGAAGAAAGTACAAAACATCTAAACTGGGCAAATTATGCTTCAGAGAATGTTTTGTTGAGAACCTATAACAAGGTTCAACCCTGGACAGATTTAACAGAACCAGTGCTAAAACACTTAGCTAGTGCAGCACCTTCTCTAGTTGCAAAGAGAACTCCCCTCCAAGACTGGTTAATGGGGAATGGTAGAGTTAAAATCATTGACACTGATGAGTTCAAATGGAGACTCAAAGGTGAAGGAGAAATTAAGGCAATGCAAACAGAAAATTTGTTTCCTGGTGTAGAAACTCCAGGTATTCAAAATACTGAGTTTGCAATTAAACTTAATGTTCCTTGGTTTGTAGAAGGAGACAGGCTTGCTCCAGATATCAGAAAAGAAATCCAAGTAATTGTAAAAGGATTACCAGTAGCTGACGGAACTGATTTTATTTATAACGTAGAATTAGTAGACAGAGATGGTAGATCTTATTTCCCACCAGAATTGTTAGAAGCAGGTATTAACTGGATCAAAATTGATGCTGTTTACTCTGAAGCTTCTAGAGGATATGGTAGTACTCAATTCTATGGAGGTTCTTGGTTGGAATTCCAAGCTTCACTTACTGATTATGGTAAGAGAGTTAGGGTATCTAACAAAGCCCATGAGTTAAACTTGAAAATGACTTTCTGCGATGACAAAGGTCAAGAAGTAAAGGATTATCCTTCACAGATTGTATCTTATATAGAGGCAGAGTTTGTTGCTCAAGCTAAATGGGAAAAAGAATTAGGATTATTCTATGGAAGGTCTGCAGGTAAGAATCTTATTGATCCTACTGTAGGATATCATAGAAGGATTGGTCCAGGTCTTATGGAATTCTTGGAAGATGGTAACATCATTCCTTACCCTATGAATGGAGGTTCTATAGACATGTTTGTAGAGTATCTCCAATCTGTATGGTTTGATAGAGTAGATCCTGCTCAAAGAAAAGTTACAGTATATACTGGACAAGGTGGTCTTACTCTTTGGAATAAGTGGATTACTGAAAAATATTCAGAGTCTGCAATTATATCCAAGTACGAAGATTATGTAGGAAAAGGTTCTTCTTTTGGAGCTAACTCTGGACCTGCAATGTCTTTGAAAAATCCTTACTTCAATGAGTATCAGATATTCCCTTTTGGAATTATCAGAGTTGAACATTGGCCAATTCTTGATTCTACATACTTAAATGGTGGTGTAGTACATCCTGAAACTGGTTTACCACTTTCTTCTTATGATTTCATTGTTTTGGATTATGGAATGGGTAATGGTGCAGGAGCAAATATTGAGTTAATGAAAAGAAAGAACCACGAAGTATTTACTTATATTTGTGGTACTTGGTCACCTGTAGGACCTATTGATGGAAGAAACAATAAATCAGGATTTGTTGCAACACACGAAGGTAGATATTATGAATTATTCCATACAGATAGTTATGGTATTAGAGTTAAAGATGTGAGTTTGACTGCGGTCTTCACAATGAATGTGATCTAAATATTTCTTTTATAGTTAGTTAGTCAGGTTTATCCTGACTAGCTTACTATAATATATAATCCCCATAGCCATTTTTTTTTAATTAAATATAAAAAATGAGCGAATTAGTAACAATTAAACCTAGATCAGGTAGTAGAAAATTTTCTTCAGTTGGTTCTATGACTACAGTGTACACAGAATCTAACGAAAATGGAGAAATAAAAAAAGAATTAAAATCAAACTTTGATGGTCAAAGATTTCCTGGTTCCAAGCCTTTCTTCAGAATTCCTTGGGGTCATAATAAAAGGAAATGGTTACTAGATGGGTTTGAAGAAAATTGCCAATCATTAAATGATCTTGTTAAAGAAACAAGATTGCAATATGAAAAAGGTAAGAATCAAGGAGAATATATACTTAAAGCTGATATTTGGGATCCAAATGATGCTTTTTTTACACATAGATCTGCGAGATTAATGACTAAAGAAGGTGAAATCTTATTAGATAAAGCCAATCCTTTGCATAATCTTATTTTAAGAGGTCTTAAAAAACATCCTTGGTTTGTAATAGGTGGAGAAGACAATCCACTTTTAACAGCTTCTGCCAGATATGTTATAGTTGATAAAGCTATTGATATAGCATCTAGGAAAAAAGCTAGAGCTTCTAAATTAGAAGTTATTAAACTTTATGAAAGTTTAACTAGTGAAAAGAAGAAGAAAATTGCAATGGCAATGGGATTAATCCCAAATGAGAAAGTTGATTCTGATGTAGTTGATGATATTTTATTTAAAGCTGCAGAAGATAATGTAACAAGAATTACTGATGCAAAGATGACAAGACAAGAACTGTTTGTTAAGTTTTGCAAAATGGAAACTGAAGATTTAAATCTTAAACACAGGATTCAGAAAGCTAAATCTCTTGGTATATTAAAGCGTCAACAAAATGTAGGATGGTTACTATTAGGTTCTCCTGTTGGAAAAACAATGGAACAAATAGAAGAGTATCTTAAAAATCCTGATAATCAGGAAATGTTAATCAAATTAGAAGACGCTATTAAATATGATAAAAGCTAAGGTTTTACAGGAAGATTTTAGAAGGCACTTAAATAGAAAGAATAGTGAGTATTCTAAAAGTATTTCTGTAGCTGATGGTGATCAATATTTGAATGAAGCCATAGATTTCATTTTTGAAAATTTAATAGTAAAATTTGAAGTAAATGATTTAGTCAGAAACCATCTTTCACAACTAAAAGTAGTCAATGAATCTCTTAAAGTAAAGGTTATAAATGATGAAATAGTTAGTGCTAAATATCCAGATGATTTATATAGGGTTGGTAGAAGATGGGTAAACTTTTCTAAAATAGGATGTAATAAATCAAAAGAATTAGGTTTACCTATTTTACAGTCTTCAGATATTAATAAAACTCTGAGAGATCCTCTTTACAAGCCTTCTTGGGAATGGGAAAGATTATATGCAAATGAACAAGATAGATCTTTAATAATATATAAAAGTAAAGATTCAATAATAGATAATGTGTTCATTGATTATATTAAAAAACCAAAGCATATAGCTACTCCATCTCTAACTTCTTCTGGTATGTATGTAAATTCTTCTGGAGAATCTGTTACAACAGATATTGATTTTGAAATTGATAGTACTTTTGTTTGGAGAAGAGTTTCAAGATTAGCTGCTATTAATGCTTTACTTGATATAGGTGACATAAATGATTATCAAGCTCAAGTTCAAGAGCTTTTAAATTTAGACAAAATATATTTAAATTAATTTTTATAACTTAAATTTTTAATAATGAGTGTTTTAACAAGAGAAAATATTCTCGCTTCTTGTGGAAATTATGGACTTTATGATGCAGATCTTGATGTATTTAATGCAGATGGATCTACTAATGTGAGTCCTGGACAATTAGTAATCTGGGATCCAGTTACTAGAAAATCTTTGGGACCAACTCTTACAGTTTCTGATAATGAAAGAATTGTAATTTCAGTAGGTGTTGACAGGTTTACTTTACGTTCTGGTTATGGTGATATGTTATTTGGTAATAACATTTTTGCTGCAACTGCAGAGGCGAGTGCTTGTGGTACTTCTCCTGTTTATGATATTTTATTTAATTGTGCAGAAACTGATGAAGAATATACAATTAACATTTCTGTAAAGGATGAGGCTTCTATTAATAGCTATCCTTATAACAAAATGCCTACTTACAGTTATACTGTAAAAGTTTCAGATTTTGCTTGTGCATCTTGTACTAATGGTTTAGATACTCATGCTTTAGCATGTGCATTTAGAGATGCCATTAACGAAAAGAGAAATGCTAGTTTCAAGAAGAGATCAACTTTTGCTCCTTCTAGAACTAGAGCTCAAGCTAAAGGATTTACTGCCCATATTCTTTATGGTGCAGATACTCCTGATTCTTCTACTAATGCTACTACTAAAGTATTTTGTATTAGCCCAGTAACAGATTCTTGTACTAAAGATTGTATTAGAACTGATACAGAAATTCTTAAAGCATCTTTTGGTGGTGATGATTATACACTTGAATATAGTGTTGACCCTCTTGATAATACTAAGACTTATCTTTCTCAATTACAAGGAATTGTTGATCAAATCACTGTTCTTTTAGATGGTAAAGGTAGTGCTGTAGTTACAAAAGGATTTGGTAATTGTTGTTCAAGAAGGTTAGAAGTAAATAGTTGTTATAATGACTTTGCGTTGTTAACTGCAGCTGATGCTCCTATTGTACCTTGTGAAGAGTACAATCCTTTTGATCCTGATTTCTCTCCAGCTACTGCTAATAATGATTGTAAAAACTGTACTTCTGAAGCTACTGCTCCAACATTTACTTCTGGAATCAGAATTATAGGAGATGCTATTGATACTACTTGTTCTTGCAATCCTAATCTTAATCCTGAATGGATGAAGCATAGAGAATTATCTATTGCTGCAGTAAAAGGTTTCAGACCTGGATCTACTTATGTTAGGGAAATTGTAAAACCTACTCCTCCAAAGAATCTTGCTTATGATTGGATTGTAAGAGATTACATGTCAGATGCAGGTGGAAAAGGAAGAGATCATGATGCTTTTGAACATAGAAATTATGGTGCTGCAGGTTATCCTTTGGGTAAAGGTAGAAGTGGTGCAATTTCAAAATGCTTAGGTTGTGCAGGTACTGTATGTTCTTATGTTATTGAGCATGGACTTCCACATATGGATGGTTCTATATATGGTAAACCAGCAAATGCTCTAGGAAGAACTGTAGTTTTAATTCCTTCTGGAGATGCTACTACTAGATCAGAATTTGAAGCATTAATCAATGCATATATTGTAACAGGTGCAGGTCCATTAAAGACCACTATCACTTGTGCAAGTGATCAAGACCAAGTAGAGAATGGTGAATTAACCAACAGGTATCCAGACTCTAACGGATATATACTATAATAATTATGGGGAGAGAAATCTCCCCATTTTTATCTTTCTATTAAAAATAATAATTAAATATAATGAAAGTACATATTGCTAAAGGTTTTGCTTGGTCAGTAAACAAAAATGGCGAAAGAGTTTCTGTAGAAACTGTTGATATACAAGAATTCAATTCTTGTTGTAAGCTAGATTGTTGTGATAACCAGCTAAAAATGCCAGCAAAAGATGCTTCTGATAGTAAAATAACATATCCTGCAACTGTTGAAATTATCAATACTGCTGGTGTAATTAAGTTACGTATTACTGTTCAGACAACTTCTGGCCCTATTGTTAAAGAAATTTAAATAAAAATAAATAATGGCACTTACTCAATATTTTAAAGTAGAGGCTGATGGCGATAAAGTATTGCTACCTGTACATGTGTGTAATGATAATGATGGAAGTATTACTAATGTTACTGTAACATTTGATGCATTTCCTGCTGGAATAACCATAAATGGTTTTATTAAAGAAGTTGGTACATATACCACTCTCACTAGAGTATGGGCAATTCCTTTATTAGGTGCTAATGGTACTGCAACTGCTTGTGCTCATGGATATCTACAAGTAACTGTAGATGATATCACATTACTACCTGCTTCTATTACTGCTACTATTGTAAATGCAGAAGATGGAAATATTCCAGGAGAGAATGAAACTGCATTAATATATGATATCAATATACATGATACATCAGTAGTAACAAATACTCAAGATACTGTAAATGCATCTTTTGTAACTATGACAGGTAATGTTCCTGAAGAAAAAGGAACAATGTATATAGTAGACACTACTGGAGGTAATGTAATTTTAACACTTCCTGCTTTACCAGGACTTCAAACAGGAGAACTTTATAGATTTCTTTTTGAAACTGCAGGAGGTAACACTCTTACTATAAAAGGTAATGCAGCTGAAAATATTAATGGCGCTAACACATATTTACCTGCTGAAGGAGAATATGTAGAATTAATGGCTATTAGTGCTGGAGGTGCTAGGTGGGTAAAATTATCAAATTAATAAATGAATTGTAGTTGTATAAAAGGAGAATATAATTTCTTTATATATCCTGATTCTTGTGGAAAAGTAATATATAAAGATCTATCCACGTGGATGGAAGGAGATTATTATATTCCTGCGGAAGAATACATACTTACAATAAAGTCTCCATTAGATATTACTTCTACAATAACCATTAAAACTGATTCTCCAACAATACTTAATTCTTCTGAATTATTTTCTACGGAGTGTTTTATAGATGGTATATATTGTTTTAGTACTACTTCTTGTGGAATATCATACCAAAAAAATAAAGCTATTTTATGCAATACAGAATGCAGAATGGCTAATTTAGTTAGAGAAGCTTCTATTTTACAGAGCGATAACTTTTGGGAAAAGGTTATTAAATTAAAAGCTTCTTTGGATTCAATATATGCTCATGCTGAGTTAAATAATTTTGAATCTGCGAATAATGAATATAATATATTAAAAAAAGAATTAGATAAATTAAATTGTAACTGCTAATGGCCTGCCCATACTATGACCCATGTACTTGTGTTGGAAATTATACTCCAGGCACACCTTGTCCTACAAAAACAGATTGTTTTAGATTAGGGCATATACTTGTTGCGGAATGTGATTCTGTAGGACCATGTGGTAATACAGGGTTTGTTCCTTTTGATTGCTTTGATATAGATTGTGATTCACCAGATATATTATCTTTTAAAGTTTATTCTAATTCTCATCCTGATTTAATTACTGTAAATGCTATAAATAGCAGTGGATTAACTTTCACTACAAGCAATACTGCAGTAGGTAATGAGAGAGTAGAAATAACTATTTATGGACAATGTAAAGGAGAATGTAATTTCAAATCTGATTATGGTTCCGTTGTTATTTACATAAAGAATGTTTGTAAAGGAATACTTTGTGAGTCATATCAAAAATGTGATCCTTGTACACAAGTGTGTGTAAATGTTGATCCAGAAATTTCTATTGATCCTGGTCCTACTGAGATTTTTATACAATCATAAATATAAATAATAATGCTATTACCTAATAAAGTTCAAAATAATGGTGACATAGTTATTTGGAAATTCTCCATAACTAAGTCAGCAGGAGCACCATGTGCTGCTACTGTTACCATTCCTAGTATTCCTGGATTAACATATCAAAGTGTTACATCTAGTAAAAATCCTGTTTCATATGCAGCTAATACTCTTAGCTGGGGAAGTTCTTTTTCTTCTGGAGAAACTGTTGAAGTAAATATTACTTTTTTAGTATCAGATATTAGTTTGTTACCAGGAAACTTGTTAGCAACAATAGCTTTTGTTTGTGATACAGCTGTTTCTAATAATGTATTAGAAGAGACTTTAGAAGTAGAATTTACAACTCCTGTAGCTGGTGCTACTGATGAAATAGGATGTGTATGTGGAAATGTATCTACAAATGATACTCCATGTAGCTCATGTACTACTGAATATAGAGTAGTAGGTGGCTCAGAAGATAACTTAATTATAAATGATTTTGATGGAGCTACAGGTTCTTATAGCGCATCTTATATAGATCCAACCTTAGAAGCCTCTTTTCAATATAATATATGGTGTGTAAATTGTTCTGATGGGAATGATTATGATACATCAGGTCCTGCAACTGTAACTTTAGGTAAATTATTTACCATGAGTTTAACAGGAGATCAAGGAGCACAAGGCCCTCAAGGGAATGATGGTGTACAGGGTTCACAAGGAACACAAGGTGCACAGGGTGCACAGGGTACTCAAGGAGTACAAGGTGCAACTGGTTCTCAGGGAGCACAAGGTTCTCAGGGTGTTGCTGGTACTCCAGGTGGTACTCAAGGAGCACAAGGGGCAATTGGTGCACAAGGTGATGCTGGTGGTCCTCAAGGTGATCAGGGAACTACTGGAGCTCAGGGAGCTCAAGGTGCTACTGGAGCCCAAGGCTTACAAGGAGCAGTAGGAGCACAGGGTGCTACAGGAGCTCAGGGTTCAGCAGGTGCTCAAGGTCCTCAAGGTAATGCAGGAACCCAGGGCGCTCAAGGATCCACTGGATCTCAAGGAGCTACTGGAGCTCAAGGAAGTAATGGTGCACAGGGAAGTCAAGGATCACAAGGAAGCCAAGGAACGCAAGGAACTCAAGGTAACCAAGGCTCACAAGGTACTCAAGGTCCTGGATATGAAGTAATTTCTTATTCTTTAAATCTTGTAGAGAGTACTACTACTATAACAAATGCATCTAATCAACCTATATATTTTATAGTACCTTCCAATTTAAATGGAAAAACTTGTACAAAATTCGGTGGTAGAATATATACAACAGCAGCACCGACAGATACTACAACAATAACTTTGTATAAAGATACTGTCTCTACAAGCATGAGCACTGTATTAACAGATAACGTTCATAATTCAACAACATCGAATACTTTTGTAGTATCTACAGGTAATGTTCTTGAAATAAGAACTTCTGCTACTGCTGGAACTCCTCAAGGGCTTTCTGTTTATTTTGAATTTGCTGTTTAAAAGTGCAAAAAATTGTCACAAAAATTTTACGATGCAATAAAGCAGAGTGATTCTGCTTTTAGAAGAAAGATCTACAGAGATGGAGCTTTTTGCTGCAGCGTTAATGAAATCATAGAACAATATTTAGCTGAACATGTTATTACTGGTATACCCATTGTAAACACATGTGCAGATTTACCAGATCCTGTACCTATTGATGGAGCAATATATGCTGTATTACAATCTACTGGTACTAAATGGATACCTTCTTGGTTAGGAGGAAGTTTCTGCGCAAAAGGTTTCTATATAAGTGATGGTGTTACTTGGATTTATATGGGGGAATTCCCCAACCAGGCTACGCAACCAGAAGTTGATGCTGGAGTATCTAATACAGTTTTTGTTACTCCAGCTACATTAGCAGCTGCTGCACAATGGTTAACTAAAAATAATTCCATACAATTTCAAGATGAAGGAGTTAATTTAGGTACTGCTGGTGATGTAGATACTTTTGATGCTACAGGTGCAGGAGTAAGTCTTGTAAGAGTTGGTAATAAAGTTACATTAAATATTACAGCTGCTGCTGGCGCTCAAGGTTTCCAAGGTTTTCAGGGATCACAAGGTTCACAAGGTTTTCAAGGAAGTAATGGAAGTAATGGGGCTCAAGGTTCACAAGGTTCTGTAGGAGCTCAGGGAGCTGTTGGTTCTCAAGGATTTCAAGGTTCTAATGGGGCTAATGGAGCTCAGGGTGACCAAGGATTTCAAGGAGCTATAGGTAGTCAAGGTAGTCAAGGAGCACAAGGTTTACAAGGTGTAACTGGAGCGCAGGGTTTTCAAGGAAATATTGGAACTCAAGGTTTTCAAGGAGATCAAGGCTTTCAGGGTTTACAAGGAACTCAAGGTTCTAGTGGAACACAAGGAAACCAAGGGGCTCAAGGATTTCAGGGGTTCCAAGGTAATCAAGGAAACCAGGGAAATCAAGGACAAGAAGGTAATTTTGGTGGAGCCACTTTTGATTATACTTTTGATACAAATACTGCAAATACAGATCCTACTACTGGTAGATTAAAGTTTAACAATGCAGATCTAAGTTTATCTACAGCATTATATATAGATGATGAAGATGATAATGCAACTGATATACAACCTTTCTTAAGAACAATAGATGACTCAACATCTACTATTAAAGGTCACTTTAGAATTTCTAATAGGTTAGACGCTTCTGACTTTGCATTATTTACAATAAGTTCTTTAACAGAAAATGCTGGATACTTTGAAGTAAATTGTGCATATGTTTCTGGATCTACTACTAGCTTTTCTAATAACGAAGATATAATAATTACTTTTGCGAGGACAGGTGACAAAGGTGATACTGGTTCTCAAGGGAGTCAAGGATTTCAAGGTCTTACTGGAAATCAAGGTTCACAAGGACATCAGGGTAACGTTGGAGCACAAGGTTTTCAGGGTTTTCAAGGTTTAACTGGATCTCAAGGTAATCAAGGCTTTCAAGGAGATGTAGGTGCTCAGGGATTTCAAGGAACTCAGGGATTAACAGGAGCTCAAGGAGATATTGGAGCACAAGGTAGTACAGGTTCTCAAGGTAATCAGGGCTTCCAAGGATTTCAAGGACAACAGGGGAACCAGGGTAATCAAGGTTTTCAAGGCCAACAAGGGTCTGTTGGAAATCAAGGATCAGTAGGTGCTCAAGGAGATACAGGTTCCCAAGGTGCACAAGGTAATAATGGGGCACAAGGATTCCAAGGATTCCAGGGTAATAATGGTGCTCAAGGTAACCAGGGGTTTCAGGGAAATACTGGTTCTAATGGTGCACAGGGAGATCAAGGTTTTCAAGGTGCTGCAGGATCTGCAGGGTCACAAGGTGCTCAGGGTTTTCAGGGTAATCAAGGATTCCAAGGAAACCAAGGTTTTCAAGGTAATGACGGATCTGGAATAACTTGGATAAGTAAATCTGCTAATTATACAGCAGTTTCTGGGGAAGGTATATTAGCTGATACAACAGGTGGTAGTTGGAATTTAACATTACCAGCAACACCAGCAATAGGAGATACTATAGCAGTAGCAGATTCTAAAAGCAATTTCAATGTAAATAATCTTACCGTTTTAAGAAATGGTGAAAAGATACAAGGGTTTGCTGATGATTTACTTTGTACTGTTCAAGATATATCTTTTAATTTAGTATATTCTGGTTCTGATCAAGGGTGGAAATTTGATACATACTTATCTCAAGGCTTTCCTGATTCTCCAGCAGTTTATAATAAAATCAATGTATCTACTACACCTTATAATTTAACAAATACAGGAGGTAAACATTTAGTATTAGTGGATGCAACTTCTTCAAATATTACTATTAATTTACCAACTGCTGTAGGAAATTTAGCTGAATTTGTATTCAAGAAAATAGATGCAACGGCAAATACTGTAACTGTAGATGCTAATAATACAGAGACAATAGATAACGATTTAACAAAAACAATACTTTTCCAAAATACGACATTCTCTATTGTTAGTGACAATAGTGATTGGCAAAGATTAACATAATGGGAGCCATAGATTCAACATTAATAAGAAATCAATCTGGAATTTATGCAGAAGTAAGTGCAGATAATAAGCTTCAGGTAGAGGATGTAACATCTGCTGAAGAGCAAAGAGAATTGGCACTTATAGCAGAAGCTATTCAAGAACTAGTTTCAAGATTAGATTTTCTACCTTCTGTAAGAGGTATAGCTGCTGACTTAAGAGTTACACTTCTTTCTGGTGTAGTTACTACAGTTTCTACTGTAACCACAGTGAGTACAGTAACTACTGTTTCTACAGTAACAAGTGTCACCACGTTAGCAAATCAGACAAATATAGGAGGTTTTTCTGCATCATCTCTTATACAAAATAATCAAAATCAGACAGCTATAATGTCTAATATAAATAACATAGTTTAATGGGAGTTACAAATAATAATTTACCTTTATTACATAGGAAGGAATGGCAAATGATGACTCCTGCTCCTGTTGCAACAGCAGCAGCTATGTATGTTGTTACACCAGGTTCTTCTAGCCCAGATTTATCTTTATATGTAACATCATCTACTGTTCAATATTTATATTCTCATGAACAAGATGGTTTTACTCAAATCCCTTCTGGGGCCTTAGCAGGTACATTTGGTGCTGGAGCTTGTGGTACATTTACACCTTGGTCAATAACTTATACAGCTACTGGTGGATCTACGACTACTGCGACAGTAGCAGCAGCCACACACAATATAAATAATTTTGCATTAGGTAAAACCATAGAATTTTTAAATGGGACAAATTTAGGATTAAGAAGGTATATCACCAATGTCAGAAACAATGCTGGTGCTGGAACCATAACTATAACATTTGACTCCGCAGTAGGGGCATCGGTTGCAAATAACGATACATTTAGGGTAGGCTCTGGAAGATTCTTCTGTATGAACGCAGGAACAACAGCAGCAGGATCTTGGAAAACATTTGACATTGCTACATATACATGGCAAGCAAATTTAACTACCACAGGTTTGCCAGCAACATTTGGTACAGATGGAAGAGTTGTTAGTACAGCTAAATTAGCACAGATACTTCAAAACGGTACAGCTACTTCAGCATCTACAACTTCTTTAACAGATACAAATAAAGCTTGGGTAATAGATGCATATAAAGGTATGTATCTGTTTATTATAGATGGCACAGGAGAAGGGCAGTTTGTGAAAATAGCATCAAATACCGCAACAGTATTAACTTTCGAAAGTGCTATTAGTGCAGGAGATGCTACATCTGTTTATCAAATAACAGGAGGAAAACCAGGGTATGCTACAGGTGTTGCTACATCAGCAACAGCTACTACAATTGTAAACTCTGGTAAATCTTGGACAGCAGATCAATGGATAAATTATCAAGTTAGAATAGTATCAGGCACTGGTATAGGTCAAATAAGAAATATAACAGATAATAATGGAACAAGTTTAACTGTTTCTGGATGGACTACTCAACCTGATTCTACTTCTGTTTATATAATTGAAAGTAATGAAGATAACATGTACTTAGCTGGTAATAACGCTGTTACTATGTATAAGTATTCTGTTTCTGGTAATACATGGTCTACTCTTGCTCCAACAAGCGCAAGAGGCGCAGCCCCATCAACAGGTATGTGTTTAGATTGGGTATCTGAAACAGGCAATGCTACATGGGCTAATGAAAATGACATACAAGATGGTAGATATATTTATTCAATGAGAGGTGGTGGAGGAGCGTTGATTGATAGATTTGATATTGCAGGAGGAACAGCAGGAGCTGGCTCTTGGGCAGCAGTTACATACATTGGAACAGAAACTTTTACTACTGGTAGTTCTGCTTTTCAGTCTGGGCAATATTTGTACATTAAGAAAGACGCAACTAATAGATTTTTTAGATTTGATATTGTAGGGAACCAAATGGAACCATTTAATACAAATATGTATACAGATGGCGCTGCTGTATTAGGACAAAAAATATGGGTTAAGAATTACGATGCATCTGAAAATGTAAAGTGGTTATACTCTTTAGGGAACACATTGACAGTTTTACATAGGATAATGATATATTAAAA